TTCCATTGCACCGATCGCCGTGTGGGCGGCAGCGAGCCTCTTCGGATCGACGGCCATCAGAGCCTCCCGCCGGGCATGAGGGCCGCCTGGCGAGCGAGATCACCACGGGCGGTCTGCGGACGGGCCGCCATGGGCTCCTGAGCCGTCAGGCGGGCGAGCTGGCCAGCGATGACGGGGAGCCATCGCGCTGCGGCGTCGCTGCCCGAGACAGGCGCAGCGACCATGCTGCGGGATTGCGGATTGCTGAAGATGTGCGACCCCGGAGGCGACCAGCGAAGCTCGGGGCCTCCTTCCCCGACCACGGACCATCCGCTCACCGGGCCACCGCGCTGCTTGCCCTGGATGCGCGGCGGGCTGAGAGCCGGGAGCGTGCCGCCCGTGACCCCGGCCAGCTTGCGGAGGTCGTCGTAGAGCCTGCGCGTGTCGCCATCCACGAACTTCAGCTTGCCCGCGAGCTTGTCCAGCCATTGCGTGAGGTAATCCTTGGCCGGCTGGTCGCCGAGCGCGGCGAGCTTCGTCATCGTTTCGAGTAGGTCGCCCTTGAGGCCAGCGAGCTTCTCGCGCAGGGCGAGGATGTCTGCCTGCTGCGCCCGCGTGGGGTTCTTGATCTTCTCCAGTTTCTGGAGCTCGCCCACCGTATCGCCGATGTCCATGGCCACGGCCTCGGCATGGGCCTTCAGCTCGGCCGGACCGAAGACGAGTTCGGCGAGGCCCGATGCGGCAGATACCGCGTCGTCCTTGACGTCCTTCAGGGACTTCCCCAGCCGCTCCGCGTCTGTGCGCAGCCGGCGGAACTTCGTGTCGGCCGTCCCCGCAGCGGCAGCGAGGCCGCGATGCGCCCGGTCCGTCTTGTCGGCGTTCTCGGCCATGGCGTCGAGTTCGGCCGCGTATTGGTCGGCCTCGCGGCCCGCCTTGCCCCAGTTCTCCGCGAGGACATCGAGGATGCTGCCCTGCGCACCCGCCGCGTGCTGCTGCTCATCGATCGCCTCGGTCAGGCCGCGCGTCTTGTCCGTCGCTGCGCTGAAGGCATCGCCGGCCACAGTCGCAGCATCACCGAGGAAACCCATCGCTGCCGCAGCCGGTGGAGCGATTGCCTGACCGAACTTCTCCAGCGACTCATTGAACTTGATCTGCGCGACGGTCAGCTTGCCTTCGATGGTCTGTGTATAGGTCTCCGCCTGGCCCTTCGCCACGGCCTGCACCGCGGCGAGTGCCTCGGTCGCCGTGGCGCCTTCTTTGAGGGCAATACCGAGGCGCTTGAGGCCGATGAACTGGCCGTTCTCGACTTTGACGAGCGCGAGCGTCGCGGCGGCGAGGTCGATGCCCTTGAACCGCGCGAGATCCATGGCGATGCGCTGGATTGCCAGCGCCTTGGTAGCATCGTGTGTGACCGCCACGAGAAGCCGCAGCGATTCACGCTGCGCGTCGTCACTGAAACCGAGCGCCATACGCGCCTTCAGGACATCCTCGATGGCCGCGGTGTTGCCGTCCCAGGCAGGGATGTTCGCCCTCAGCGCCGCGCCGAGCTGGGCAATGGAAACCTGTTCCTCGGCGAATGCGCGGGTAGAGTCGCCGAGAAAGCCCGTGACGGCGTTGACCGCGCCGCCCATGAGGTTGAGGCCCGCCGTCGTGATCGCCGCACCGGCGCCGATGGCAAAGCCCTTGGCGCCCTGTTTCTGGAGCCGCTCGAACTTGTCACGGAGCTTGTCGAGGTCCGAGGAGGCCTTACCGACCCCAGTGACCTGAGCGGCAACGCGGACGGTATTTCCGGCCATTCAGTCCTCCGCTTTCCCAAGATCGGGGTCGAGGAGCGCCATCAGGCGCAGGAGTTCCGCGTCTTCCGCCAGCAGCGTCGAGAGCGTGTAGCCGGGGTAGATCGTGAGGAGCGCGTGGAGCGTCTCCGCACGCTCCAACTCGGCCGGCTTATCTACTCCGACAGCGCGGTAGCGGAAGACGCGCGCGGCAAAGGGAGGGGCACGTCGCGGACCCCATCGAGCCACGCCTTGACCGCGGCAAGCAGCGGGTGCGGGTCGAGCCCGGCCATACTCTCGGGGCTCACCGGCGCCTTGTATGACCACGACCGGATGAACGGCGCCCAGGCCGCGAAGAGTGCCGTGAAGCTCGCCCGCTCGCCCCAGTTGCCCGCCTCGTAGGCTTCGCGCACGGTGAAGTACGCATCTAGCGAGACTGGCGAGACGATGGTCAGGATGTGCCCGGGCTGATCCTCGAACTCGATGCGCAGCGTCTTCATGCCCACCTCATGCCCACCGGAAAGGAACCCCGGCGCCGATGGGCGGGCGCCGGGGTCCTGTCATTTACGACCAGGCGGCGCCGGTCCCGTCGCTCATCTCGAAGGGCACGCTCCAACTGAGCGAGCCGTCCTGGCCGCGGGTCAGCGCGTAGTCGGTGGTCACAGCGCTGAACGTCGCCGTGGCACCCGGGAAGGCAATGACGAACGTCTTGACGCCGGGCGTCTTGAGCGTGTCGTGACTCATGCTCGCCGTCGTGTTGAACGCGCCGGTCAGGGTGCCCGACATATCCTTCAGCAGCGAGAGCCGCTCGACGCCCGTCTTATCGACCCCGGTGACGTCTTGCGTTCCCGTGGGTGTGTTGAGCGTGATGCTCGTGACGTCGTTGCTGATGTTATTGCCCGCCACCGTGACGGATGTGGTGATCCCGGAGACTTTCGCCATGTCGGCGGTTCCTTTCTGTCCATTCCAAGAAACCCGCCGACCGGCGGGCTACGAAGACCGAGAGGGAGAGGGGTTAGCTGATCGTGACGGTCGCGTTCAGGGCCGCACCCGTCCCGGCGGCATGGCCCCCATAGGCGCCGCTGTTGCCGCCCCAGAGCGGCGGATCGCTGAGGTAGCGCACGAAGACGAGAGCGCAGACGAGGTTCGTGAAGGTGCCGGTCACATTGACCCGGATGTAGCGGCGGACCGTCGCGGCGTTCGTGCCCTGGACGCGCTGCGAGGTCGCGCCCGTGACCGCCGTGAAGACCATGTTGTCGAGGTTGGCGAAGCCGGACCCGGCACTCGCACTGTCCTGCACGGCGACCGTCGCGGTGCCCGAGCCGATGCTGAAGACGTGGAGATAGGCGGCCGCACCGAAGGCCGTGGACGTGCCGCCGTAGTCATCGATGCTCGTACCCGCGGCGGCAGAGGCAAAGGTCTGCTTGCCCGTCGTAAGGAGCTGGCCCCATTCGAGCCCGTAGTTATTCGCGAGTGCCTGCACCGTGGCCGCCAGCGAGCCGTCCTGGCCGCGGGTCGGGCTGTAGTCGATCTGCTTCCCGCTGAGCGAGGCCGCGGCCACGCCGAGCGTCGTGCCGTTCGCGTAGGTCACGATGCGGTCGGCCGTCGGCATCGTCGAGAGCGCGGGATGCGCGGCACCCGCCGCGGTATCCCACCAGGAGCTGAAGCTGATCTCGCCATCGCGCAGGCCGGCCACGCGCTCCATGCCGGTGTTCAGGAGTGAGGGGACTTCGAGCATGGCGCGCCGGGACGAGATCGTCTCGACCGAGCCGACGTCGCCCGACAGGTCGAACTCCGCGACGTAGAGGTTGGCGCCGATACCGCTGACCTTCATAGGGTGTAGCTCCGAACTGCTATACTTATCGGATGAAGTGCATCTGCGGATGTGGGCAGGAGACCAATCCCGAGAATCTCGTCGCGCGATACGTGGCAGGTCATCACTTAGTCTCGGCTCGTGCGGCTCGCAGGCCGCGTTCTAGACAGATGCCCCACCCTTGTGAATGTGGTTGTGGTGAGACGGCCGCGGCCTATTCGCGGTTCGTAGAGCACCACGGCAATCGCGGCGTCAAGCGTGGCGTTGGCCGCTACGTGAACAACTTCGGCTATGTTCTGCTTCGGATGCCCGCCCATCCGCAAGCCCACAAGGGCTACGTACTAGAGCACCGATGGGTCATGGAACAGACGCTAGGACGGCCCCTCCTACCATCGGAGATGGTTCATCACGGGAACCATGTCAAGGCCGACAATCGGCCGGAGAATCTAGTTCTCTTGTCACAGCACAATCATGGCAAGCAACACGGACGGCCGAAGGGACGGCCCGTCTCAGAGGAACATCGCGCGAAACTCTCGGCCAACATGGTCCGCGTCTGGGCAGAAAGGAAGGCGACTCGTGGCTGAGGTGCGCTGCGGTTGCTGCGGTGACCCGAACGCCAAAGTAGACCTGACGACCCATGTCGCAGGCAATTCCGAAGCTCAAGTGGCGTATTGCAAGTTGCACTGGACGGAGTGCCGCCACTCATGGTATTGGGGTCCGGCGGGCGAGGATTGGGAGGACGATTCACCCGAAGCTCTCGCCTATCGTGCGCAGCTTGAAGCCGAATGGGACGCGCTTCCTAGACCGCGATGTCGTCGACGAACGCTTCGTCGACCCAGACCGTAAAGGTGGCGATGCGGCAGAGCACGTTCCCGATGTTCTCCCAGCCCGCGACGGTATCGGTGATGTCGAGCCCGATGGCGTTGTTGCCGAGATGGGCGTCGCCCCAGAGCGCCGCCTTGCAGGCGCGGATCGCACTGCGAATCCAGACCTCGAGCGAGTCATCGAGCGACGTGGCGCGCACCGAACCCGGCCGGTAGATGCGGATCAGTACGCCCTCCTCGATGTTCGTCTTGCCAAAGGTGTTGCCGCCCGTGAGGGATTCGCGATCGCCGACGTACCAGTAGCCGATGACCGGCAGGTTCACGGCATCGGGCTCGCCCTGGCGGATCGTCACGATGGCCGGCGAGACTGTCGCGCCCGCCGCGACGAGATCGGCATCGATGGCCGCGATGACGCCCGTCCAGCTCATCTAGTTGAGACCTCTCGTCAGGTCGGTCCGCAGGACGGCGCGGCTGCGCCGGATGGCCGAGGCGGTGCGCCGGAAGACGTGCCAGCGCCCCTCGATGCTCGATGCCGCCGCGAGCGTGCGCTTGGACTCCGCGGCGTCCTTGCCCGCGGTGGAGGAACTCACGACCATCGAGGCCATCCACGGCTTGCCAGCGACGCTCTTTACGCGCCCGACGATGGCGTTCCGGCTGTAGCCGGTGTAGCGCGGCATCTGTCCCGCATGCGCGCCGACCTCGGTCTTCACCTCGTCCTCGGCCTCGACCGCGAGCGCCTCCATCATGTCGCGCACGTTCCCGCGCAGCGTCTTGCCGGGGTCACGGGTGAAGAACGGGCCCTCGAAGCGAACGGTGAGAAGCTGCGCCATCACGCCACCCGGTACGTGTACCAGTCGAGGACGTCGCGATCGCGCTTGCTCAGCATCCGCTCGAAGGTCCGGCTGCCGTCGATGTTGATCGTGAAGCTGTCACCGCCCGAACTACCCCGCTCGCGGTGCAGGCCCGTGACGAGCGTCATGCCGATGCCAGCGACGTCCGAGGGCGGCTCGGCCCAGCCAAAGTCGCCGACGGCTTGCACCATCGAGTGCCCGCCCGTGAAGAAGCGCAGCGCGCCCGTCCACGTATTCAGCTCGATGCGCGTGGCGGGCCAGCCGTAGTCCCGTTCGTGGGGCAGAGGCCG